CTCCTCTTCAGGCAAAACGCCACCCGCAGGCAGCTCCCCGAAGTTTTTACGCAGCGATGCTCGCCTTCACTCGAAAAGGCTAACCCCTTACGGGGGCCAGTCGCCCGCGAGTAACCGTCGCGCGATCGGGGTGGCTGCCTCTACCACAGAATGGTCACCAGACACTCTGCATGGTCGTTTTGAGGTATCGACACGACCAAAACCCCCTTACCGATGATACCGCACCAGCGCTGAGCGCCGGGTCACCGCCGCGGCCTCTCACGGTTAACGCGCCTTTCGGCACCCCACAATACAACCAAATCTCCTCTTCAGGCAAAACGCCACCCGCAGGCAGCTCCCCGCGTGGGTGCAAAAGGCCTACCCGGCCCATCCCCCGAGCCGAGACGTTGGTTAAGAAGCCCAGCGGATCTCCCTCAAAGTAGCCAACCGCTACAGTTGATGCAGTATGGACGCGTTCGATGTTCCCACCGACTAGATAAACTTGCCCGCACACCCGAAGGCCGGCGTACAACAGTCACCAGGTTGACCCGCGAACGGGACGAGATTTCCACCCTGGATTGTACTTTCTCGCTGCTGGCCAAAGACAAGTCACCTCCGACTACCACCATGCTACACCAGGAACCGACCCAGCTCCCGACCCCGCACACCGACCCCACGTGGGTTAGCCCTACTACCCGAAGGCACGGAGAAAGGGCTGGGGGGGTGACTAATCACCGCTTCCCCGGGACCACACAGGGAGGGCCACGCCCTCCCACACCAGGGGGCTTCCACCCCCACGACGTCAACCGGCGCCGAGAATAACACGGCGCACCTCAAGGGCCAGACCACCCTGAGCCCGCTCACTCGAACCAATCTCCGTACACCTGATCTGTAGATTCGACGGCAGCCGCGGTTTCAACGACCAACCGCACCGACGACATCTCCAGCTCAAGTTGCACCTGTTCATAGGGAGTCACACCAAACGCCCTATGAAAGCTCTGTCGGGAGAGAGGATCGGGCTCACGAGCCCGATTGCCAACACGGGCAAAGTCAACACCGAGCACCTGATAGTCGCGTAACGCGTCCCATCGCACACGGCGCACCTCATCCGTCAATGACAGAAGTCGATTCGTCCAGGCCCAGAGAACAGGCACCCCATGGGCGAGAGAGGCCTCGCACAAAGCGACGCCCCTGGTCCACTCTAAAGCGAACCGCGGTTCAAGAAGATGGATGTGTGACGCAATCCCGTGGGAAATGACCTTGCGCCACTCACGAACCATCATCCAACCGCCCTCACACCAAACAGGGGCCGACTGGCCAAACCTGATACCTTCGAGGTAATCCACCGGACGCTCCAGGGTCATTTCATGACCCGAAATCTTGAGAGCCGTGGCAGCGAAAACCGGGACGACCCGAAGCATGTCAGCCCTTCTGAGAAAGAGGAGAGCATTGTCACCGTCGACGAGTGTGTCCCAGACAGAAAGGCCCAGAGAAGACATACACCCAACGACGACAGCCAACATGACAAGGGAGTTACCCATACCAGTGTTGAAATCTCCACTCGCCCGACCTGCTTCGCGAGAGAACCGCACACCACAGCTAGTGACCCCAAAATTCCGCAACTGATGATTCAGCGTACGCCGCAAGCACCCGTCACCAGGGTAGGCGGTGGCGTAAACCAGGTGCTCTTGCACCAGTTGCCAGAGATCAAGGTGGGCCTCGAAGGCCTTCCCATCAACTTCCATCACCACGCAATCGGGCACCTCGTAAAACTTACGAGCTATCAAGTTTGCCCTTTGCCGTGGTGACAACCCCTTCGCCACAACTCTGGAGTTTCCGGCACCGGAGAACGCCGACCGACGTAGGTTTCCCCACAGCCAGTGCTCAAACGGCTTCAGCCAAGATGCCAAACATAGGTTGTACCTAGGTGACCTCGGAAAAATCATCCTAGGCTTCGCCAACGAACCTATGTGGCGCTTCTCAGCCTTCAAGAACGCTCTCAACTTATAGTCCGACGAGCCCAACGGACCATCAAGCATCAAAGAGCGTTCTGCCTCAAGGTACCTCCTGCGCAGTGCACCCGTGTAAGAATGCGCAGTCTCCAGATAGTCCCATCTTGACCCGCCATATCGAGCGACAACCCTTCTAATGCAAGCAAAGGCACTCAGAACAGGTTGGCGGTCGCCCACAGCCGAGCCGGGCGTAGGACCGAGAGATCGCTTCACAAGGGCGGCGATCTCGTTGTGGTAACAGACACCGTGAACCCTGGGAACCCATACCCCAGGTAACGGTGCAACGGATGAAATCCGCAGTGTGCGCCTTTGTCCTAGGCAGCCAGAAGCACGCGAGGTGTCGAGTGAGGCATCGGGTCGGATGACGGGTGGTGGACCGTCACCGACACAATGCCCACGCAAGCACACCTGGCTGACCTAGGGCGTAGGCGCAAAGCAGGCGGACAAGCCCAACGCACCAGATGACTCAACCGCGGCAGACTCCGAAGAGCCGACGGCCATAGCCATCACGATGGTGCTGGCAAACCCTGGGACGACGTCGAGATCCCGCATCCCGACCTCCTTGACCCACCCGAGGGCCCGGTTCCGAAGAACCATGAGGGTTTGCCAATCCCTAGTACGAAACGTAGCTAGGGACGCAAGACTTGCAAGGAGACGCGGGTAGATGGTGTGGGCAACACCATCTGCGGTAACGACATGGAGAAAAGGCTCCGTGCCCGCGCTCCCCCCTGCATTTGTCGGACATGATCCTCCACCGAGGATCTTGACACCGTCCTCAAGCAAGGTGGATGTCAAAGCAACGACAGCCGGCGCACCAGGCGCGGGGAGGTCTGGTCTCCACCGCCCACGCCTGATGGCACCGACAACGCCAACCTTGGCATTAAGTGCGTGCTGCAAGGCACACACCCACCGAGCCCTCCGACGGACCCTGGACGCTTGCACGTCCGTGACCTCCGCAGGGGCCACACCCGGTATGACGCTCGGTGTTGTCAGGCCGAGCGGGAACTTAACTAATACGCTTATCACATACCAGACTGATAAGAGTATCCACTTTGTCGCCCGAAACATCCAAACAAGGACGCACCAGGTAGCATATGACCCAAGAAGTAGGAAGAGGG